AAAGCTAAGGGTGGTGACGCCTTCTGGTTGAACTCCACAATCATTTTCTTATTTGGTAATCAGAAAAACGCTGGTACGACTAAAATTGACGCAACTAAAAACGGTAGAAAAGTTAAATTTGCAACAAGAACTAAAATCAGTGTAATGAAAAACCACGTAAATGGTTTAGGTTACGGTGATGGTAGAATTATCGCAACACCACACGGATTTATCTTGGATTCTAAAGAGGCTATCGACCAATACAAAAAAGATTGCTCACAATACTGGGTAGATACTTTGGGCGCCGCTGATTTTGATTTATCAGAAGAAGTACCAACCAAATATCAAGAACCAGACTATGAAGATTAACAAACCAATTAGAAACAGAGTAATTAAAATTAACTCGTTACTTATTGATGGTGAATATCTTCTAAAACAAGGATTTCATGGTGCCAAACATTTGCAAGGTAAACACGGAAGTGTTGGCACCATTTTCCACTTTGTCAACACAATAAAGCGATTCTACCAAGACTATGCCGTAACAAAGGTTGTTGTTTTTTGGGAAGGTAAGGGTTCTAAAGATTATAGAAAAGCCTATTACCCGTATTATAAAGAAAATCGTAATAATAAAGTTGACCTGGATGAAGCTTTTGATTTAGATCGGCAAAGAATACGAATCAAACAGTATCTTGAAGAGCTGTCAATACGCCAAGTTGAAATTGATGGTTGCGAGGCTGATGATGGTATCGCACATTACTCAATGAACTCACCTAATGAAAGTAAAATAGTCTACACCAATGATCGTGATTTATTACAATTATTAGATGAGGATACTAAAGTTTGTTTAACAATCAAAGGTGCTAAAGTAATGATTAACATGGATAATTTTGATAGTTACTTTGATTACCATTATTCAAATGTCGGTATCATAAAAATGATCGCTGGTGATAGTAGTGATAATATATCTGGTTTACAAAATATTGGTGAACAAAAAGTTTTAAAATATTTCCCAGAGATAAAAACTAAGCCAGTTGACCAAGATTGGGTTCTTAACCGAACTAAAGAACTATTAGTTGAAAAACCCGATGACAAAACATTAAACGCGATCATAAATGGTGAAACTAAGTGGGGTACTTACGGTAGTGATTATTTTTCAGTGATGAATAAATCATGGAAATGATGAAAGAGGACGAATTATTAAATTTTTTACCAAAAAATGATGACGCTTTCTTTGTTTTCTGGAGTTCTTTTATTACTATTATAAAAAAAGAAGAAAATGATTACAACAAAAAACACAAATAACATGGAAGACAAAAGAGAACAACGTAAATTTGAATTTACACTTTATCTTAACGATAACATAATCGTACAAAGATTCTTTAACATTATCGGTTTTAACCACAGAGCCATTAACTCGCTTAATTTCAAAGACGCTGTTGATGACAACATGCGATTGATCCAAAGTGTTTTGAAAGATAGAACCCTAGATTTCATTACTGAGCACCAAAGACAATTTGCGGAAACACATGACTACGAGCAAAACAGTTCCAAAGATGTTATGAAGATTGTTGTGAAACAAGAAGGTAAAGTTATTGCCTATAGAGAGTGGGATGCCACTATTTATCCAGTTAAAGTTAGATATACTGTTGACATCCGTCAACACATTTACGATCTAATCACAAGAATCCAGAAATGTTTATGCACACCAACTAAAGAGTTGGAAACAGAATACATGGGTTACAGTTTACAGGTTCAATTGGTATAAAAATAAAAAAATTTAAATGGCTAATATAATAAACAATTTTGAAGATTTAGGTAAAGACTTTCAACTACAATTATTAAATGAAATAATTACAGACCATAAATTTGGGCAGGCGATAATAGATATTATCGACCCAAAATATTTCCCATCCGAATCATTTCAACGGATAGCACACTTAATTAAAAAATACCATAAAGACCACGATGTTCTTATGAACTTCCCAGCTTTAAGGCTTTTAGTTAACGAGGAAGTTGGTGTGGAACACCAAGCCGTTAGAACCCAATTGGATGATACAATTACCGATATTGAGAATTGCAAGGTTGGTAATTTAAATGTACAAAACAACGCAAAAAAGTTTTGTAGATTACAATCTATCAGAAATGCCGTTAATGAGATAAAAACTAAATTAGATCGTGGTGTTGTTTCTGATTATGACGAGATTGAGAAAAAGATCAAAGATGCAATCACGTTTAAGGAAGAACAGGATCCGATCCTATTATTCGATAACATAGAAAGAGTTTTATCAGAAGATTACCGCGACCCAGTACCA